TTTTCGATTTTTTTTTTTATCAAGTAATATCAGTTACTTGAAAGTGAGGTCCGTCGAGAAAAGGACGTTTTCCTTGTGACCTTCTCAAATCAACATATTCGTTCATTGCTTCTTCCATAGTGCCTTCGTAATCTACAATATTGTCAATGTGCCAAGCGCAACCCCAAATGAGTCCTACGCCCAACTCCTTAGCGGCAGCTTTCATTGCATCAGCAATCTCATCATAACACTTAATTTCCCAAGACGCCCTGCTCCCTATATATGCCATGAGATCCACCGCATCACCAGTGAGATGTTTTGATTTCATGGTTTTTGAAGCTCCCTTGGCAACAAGTTCTTTTTGCCGCTCTTCTGTTCTCAATCCTTCAATCACACCAAAATCAATCGTTGTCAATTCAATTGCTCTTTTAACTACATCCACTAATTCTGGTTTCACACCTTCAAGTCGATCTAAGGAACGTTGTGATAGTTTAAATGCCATTATTCTCCTTTACTTGCTTAAAATATTCGCAATTTTTAGCGGCTTCAATTGTTAGCTTATCGTAATTCGTATCACATAACCCACGAAATACACGTTGATGAAACTCAATGTATTTGTGATTGTCTGGTGTTGTGAACAATTGAGCGACAAACAACCAAAGCACATATAAAATAATTAGTGTTGAAATACTTCTCAGATTCAACATTATTTATGCGGTTCCAGTTGAACCAAAACCTCCGGCTCTTGTTGATTGAGATGGTCGTGTTTTTGTTTCAACTATAGTTGTTGGCACATTTTGAACTAATTCACCTTGACATATTCGTGTGTGATTCGGTAACTTAAAAGGAACATCAGTGAGATTCTGAATCAAAACAAATGTCTCTTCAACATAATCAGAATCAATCACCGCTTCTTGATTCACCAAAACAATACCATTTTTGAGTGCCAGACCAGAACGAGGATGTAATCTTACACTGAAACCTTTGGGAATATCAAAAATGATTCCTGTTGGTATCATCACTCGTAGACCACGATGAATCTCAAGATGACCAAATTCAGGTTTGATTTCAATACTCTGGTCAGAAGATGATTGAAAGGCACGGATGATTGAAGTGGGTTCAAAATTACAGAACAGATCGAAACAAGCAGAACCTGCTGTTGCGAAATAAGGTGCTACCGCATTTGGATTGTGTTTGTAGAAACCGAGAGTTTGTTTGGGAATGAAATCTTCCACACCAGTTGACATAATAACTCCATAATAAAAGATCAAAAAACGGAGTCCGAAGACTCCGTGACAAAAATAAATTAGTTAATTATAAAGACTAATGCGCCAGTAATGTTAGTTGTTGTATAGTCTTTTAGATTTTTAAAAGTAGGAGATGAACCAACGCTCAAATGCGCTAAATTTACCGAAGTAGTGTCGATGAAACCTGATAGTGAACCATTAGCGATTGTGCCTATTAGATTTCCAGGTGTTGGGGCATTTGCGCTATCACTATTATCATGATAGTTGAGAACTCCAGCACCAACTGTATCTTTATATCCAAATCTGTAAGCACCAGATATTTGCTGAAGAATCAAAGTTTGTGGAGCAATGGCGTAACTAATATCTGGATTATAATCACTTCCAGTTCCATCATCTGGATGAATTCTTAATTCAGGAGCGGCAGATGAATTAGTTGCTACAATCCACCAAGTTCCTGGAGCAAGTTTTCTTGCTACTCTTGTCATTGGATCTTGTTCAATGTTGATATGTGGATAATCATCAATCAAATCAGCAAGCATTGACATATAGTTATAATGGGTATTGTTTGCTGACATGATATTATTATAGATTGCATCCATTCTAGCAAAGTCATATGGGAATGATGTTTCGTACAATTCCCAATTTGCCCAATATGTAGCAGTGTTTGCTGGTGTAGCATAGAAATCTGTTTTTAGAGCCGCAATATCCATCGCAACAGAAGCTGATTGATTATATCCTGCACTCATTTTGTCAAAGACATCATTTAAAACACCTCGTATAGTATTAACATGAGTAACATCTGTGAGACTTGGACCTGAATGCATTTCAGCAGTAAGTTCATCAGTTGTTTTATAAAGATATCCACTATAGTTATGAACATTTTGTTGAACTGCTTCCGCAGCAGCAATAAATCCTGCAGCATCAACTTCTGTAGTAATATCTGTGAAGATCAGATTGATTACAGCATTTGCTGTATCTGAAGTAATAATTCCACCTTCTTTTAAATGTTTTACACCCACAACAACATTTTTAATTTCGATTGGCTTATGAAGAATTTCTTGAGCCGTAGTTATAGCGTAGTTGAATGACATGTCTCTTTATCCGTTTATGAAAGTTGATTTAATAAATTTTTCGATTGATCTTCAAAGTATTTATGGGCTAAATCGTTTACTGAATTATATCTCTCAGGTGTATTTACCCAACAAGTTGGAAGTGATGTATCAGACATTTCCTGATAATATTCCAAAATGTAATACAATTTATACATGTGGTCAACTTCTTGAAAATAATTATTACTAGCATAAGCATCATAATCAGTAATAATTGAAATTGTTCTCCCAGATGTATACAAAGTGTTCGCATATTGATCTAAATCATCAATGCGATTATCATAATTTATTTTTTCAGTATCAATAAACGGCCTTACAATCGCATCAAGTGGTGTGTATAACGAAACAAAGGCAGCGTCTGCGAGCATTGTTAGAACCTGATGATAGTTATTCGCTGACATCAGGTTCTTTTCTGTTTGCTCCTCATATATAGTATTCATCACATTAGCATACAAAGTAAAATTTGTTATAATGTCTGAATAAGTCATCTATTTCTTCGTGTTTAGATGTAGAATATTTAGTTTTTCGAACCTACCTGGTATTTAGCAACTAACTCCCATTGAGATTTTTCTTTGTGAGGAATAATCTTGATTTGAGAAATAGGTACAACAGGATTTTCAATTGGATTTAGGTCTTTGATTTGAACAAGATTCCAATCGTGTAGTAATTTAGCGATTGTATTGCGTCTTGCCAAGTCTGATTCGGTGAAATTACTTTCTTTTCCATCAAGTTTGAAAAGTTCCTTGAAAGAAAGAATCACATATCGCCCTCGCTTGTGAAGAATATGGCAAGATTGATATAATTTTTTTTCTTTTTTTGAAGCAATTCCGATTCTTGTCAATGTTTCACGAACTTTCAAAAAGTCATCTTGACTTTTCAAGTCAACTTCCACACCAACACCCCGAAAAATATCACCATCATGATCAATTTCATGTTCATTCAACATACAAATCTCCTAAAATAATTTTATCGTATTACATAAGTATTGTCATTACTCATATTTATACTTTTTTATTTTTCTATGACACCATAAACCATTGAATGTTCTATCTGTTTTATTTGATCATTCGTTAGAATCTCGAGAAATTCTTCGGCTTTTTTAAAGGAGACATTGTAAAATTTCGAAATCATGGATATATTTTCATAGTTGTCTTTTTTGAACCATTCTGAATATCGCTTTTTCTTTGGCACGCCATAATAATAAAAATCATAATGCATTCTGTCACTTAGCGCAGGAACAAGATTGATCTCTTTCGCATAGAAAACTGTATCTGTAAAGCCAGCAAAGGATCTTGTGACAAGAAATTGTGAATATCCACTCAGGTCCTCACCCAGATAGATTTCTTTTGTGTTGATGGATTTCACATAATCAAAAGGACTTCGTTTCTTTTTCTTTTCGAGTTCTGGCTCGACATATTCATTGTTCTTGAGACCGAAAAAGTTTTCCATGGCATTACTTCACTTCAAAGTTAGGAAGTAACATCAACTCGGTCATACAAGCCAATGTGTGAATTTCTTTATCTACCGCCGATAAAGATTCATAACCATAACGAGAAAGAATCAGAATTACATCTGGCAGACATTCTGGTTTTGCTCTCTCAAGAAGTTGGTCATAAAGAGAACGATAAAGTTCTGTTTCAGAACCATGCCAGTTTTCGAGAATAAATTTGCGAATTGTTTGAAACTTTTTTTCACGAATGGCTTCAACAAGAACATCAATGTTTTCGTTCTGAACATTCGAAAGAATTTTGTCAGATAAGGTTCCTGTGCCACTGTATCTTTGAATCTCATTGATACATCGTCGAAAGTCAGGAAAGAAATGAACGACCGCATGTTGAACTAATTTCTTTTCGTAATCAATACCTTCAAGGTCTAAAATTGTGCACAGCTTTTGAAAGAAGTTCAAAGCCAGTTTAGGTTTTTCATCTTTCGGAAAACGAAACTCAATGACGGCACAACGAGACTGAAGTGGTGAAATAATCTTTTGTGCTTGATTTGCGGTCATCACAAAACAACAATTTGATGAAAACTTTTCGAAGAAGTTTCTCAAAGCATTTTGTGAAATGTCTGTTAGATGGTCAGCCTCATCAAGAATCAGCATCTTGCGTCTACCATCCATTGACATTGCTGAACAGAAGTCAGTCATCTTTGTTCGTATCGTGTCAATACCTCTTTCTTCAGAAGCATTGATGAGCATTGTTTCAAGATTTAGTTGAGCAGCAATTGCCATGGCAGCAGATGTTTTACCTGTGCCACCTGATTGTGAATGGAAAAGAAAGTTTGGAAGGTCACCTTTTTCGACAAAGGCGGTGAGAGTTTCTTTAATATCTTCTGAGAGAATCAATTCAGAAACTTCTTGAGGGCGGTACTTTTGTACCCATAGAAATTCATCTCTTACAATCATGAATACCTCACATTTGAATTTTCAATAATATACTTGGCGGTCCCAACGGGATTTGAACCCGTGACTTCGAAGTGACAGTCCGATATTTTGACCAGTTGAAACTATGGGACCTCCTAGATCATAACACAATCTCCGAAGAATGTCAACTCTTCTTGAGGGCCTTCATTGTGTTTTCAATCGTCAACTTGTGGGCTTTCAGCTTGCCCTCAAGTTTTTTAATTTCCTTGGCATCGTCCTCATTGGACTTGCTCAAGGTTGGAATCAAGCGATTATACGCCTCAACGTTTCGCTCAATTCGTTCAATGGCGCTTTTGCGGCGCACATTCTTGGCGGCATTGCCACGAATCATAAGCTCTCCTGCTTAGGGTTGACGGAAAATTTCATCGTAGATGTAGAACTCTTCATCTACTTTGGCTCTCTCTTCTGCGATGTTTCTCTTATGATAAATTTTGACTACTTTATTCAAACTCGCCTTTGGAATCGAATAAGTCTTTGAAAGGTCTGTGATTGCATCTTTGATGAAATCTTTCTCACCATCAATGCGAGTGAGTGAATCAGAGACTTCTTTGAGGACTTTTCGAATAGTCGCCTTATCTTCTGTTGAAGAAGGTAGAACTATAGATGAGGGTGTATTATTTGTCTGGGACATTCTTCACTAACTCCTTGTTACTCTTTTCATTTATATATCGAATCATTGCGGCAAATTTATAAACATAATCTCTTGTTTCTCTGGGTAATCTTAACTTTTCCACATCAGTTGTTTTTCGACGTCTCAATTGTGAGCGAACATAGCCAGGTCCAACATTGTAGGCTGCTAAAACCAATGTCCAATTAGGAAATCTTTCTTTTAAGAAAAGAAGATATTCAGCAGCCTTAACTGTGGACTTTTTCCAATTGTATCGTTCATCAAGAAAGAAACCTTCTCGTAAATCAACATGTTCGGCTGTGATATCATTGATTTGCCACATACCAACAGCACCAGCAGAAGAAACGGCAAACGGATCATAACAACTTTCAATTATAGGAAGGTAAATCAAATCTTTAGGTAAACCATACTGGCGAAAAACATTTTCAATATGTTCAATATAAAAACGAGTTTCACCAGTTTTTAAACATCTTTCAACATGACGAATAAATCCTTTACTGTCATACCAACGGTCAACCTTTTCTCTTTTTAAAATAGTAGCATATGAAGAGGTTGTAATGAAAGCTAAAAAGCAAATCATTACAATTCCTTTTAGAGACATGTTACATCATCAAAGGTGATTTTTCATTTTTCATTGTTTCATCATCCTCAAGAGAATCATTTTCTTCCGAAACATAACGCTCTTTTATTTGGTCTTGAGCTTCCATAATTGTAAGTATATGATGAACAGAAATTGTAATTTGTTTTGCTACACCTGAAAAAGATATAGGCATAGCTCCTAATTGACCTTCTTGATTAGGCATCACAACAATAGGATTTTGTAAAATTATCACCTTTTGATTAAACCAAAGGTCTTTAGGATCTTCCGATGAAATGAGAGATTCATGAATTGAAGCAACTAGTTCGGTTCCTGTTGCTAATTTGATCGAACATATTTCCATTTTTACCCAAATGTTACAGGTTGCTGTAATGCTACAAAGAAAGTATATTCACGATTTTTTGAAGTGAACTGGGCACCGCCTTTAGCAGCAATACGAACTTCATAATCATCATTCAACATTTTGAGTTTTGAAACTTCAAATACTGCTGAGAATCTTTTTTCTGTAGTATTTCTTTGCTCAAGTTTTCGGCGATGTCTTTCGGAAATTGTTGAGCCATTTTGTGAAATATTTTCTGACACCATATAGATATCATTTTCATCACCTTCAAACACAAGATTTTGAAAGCCATTTACAGCGGCAGACTTTTTGCCATACTCAAGCATACTTTCAGACAAGGTGAACTCGATGTCTGGCTTTTCAATCACATACTTTTTTGAACGGTCTAATTCTTCAACAAGTTTAGGATCACAAAAACGAATATCCTGACTGGTTTTATCTGACTGAATCACAAGATACTGTTCATCTTTTGGGAACTTCAAAACTGTATCGCCTGTTGAAGATACAAGTGAATAGACAGAAATGAAATGATTCAAGTCAAAGATACAGAATTCTTTTGGAAACTCTTCTTCAAAGGTTGCGAAAGCAAAAGAATTACCTGAATTGCTGACAGTGCTTTGCTGTGAGCCAGGATAAAAGTGAATTGATTCATTGATAGAGGCAAAGTTTGATAGAAAGAGAAGGTCAGACTTTGACAAATTTAGCATAATATTACCTCGTTGTTAAAATTTCAATTGTAATTCCAATGGAACTGAGAGAGATCTCATAAGTATTCCAACGATTATCTACACGAATACCAAAGTTTTCGAAACGAAATAAACAATATTCTCGTTCTTCATACAAACCTGTGATATCATTTGTAGCATAATCAATTCCCGCATTATACATATGATTCAGCATGTGAGGATTGTCCCTCACACACTGTTCACATTCATTCGCTGCAATGAATAATAACATATTTTAAGTTATTTGTCAAGAGGCTTTATTCAATCCAGTCAAATCAATATCCGGAACATCGGATTGTGTTGTAGCGATTGCTGGGCCTTGATTTTGAAATTGCTCCATAGCAGCAAGAGCCTGAACAGAACCACGATAAACATATGTACCAACGTGACTCAATTGCATCCAAGGACATGCCCAGATTTTTGATCCAGCTTTGCGAGACATTTGACAGAAGAAATAATCTTCAGATAACAAACGATTAGTCTCACCACCAGTTGTTTCAGGACGGTCAAAATCAACATGAAAGTATGCTGTGATTAACTTTGAGCCGTTGAAATCTTTTGAATGATTATGATCAGGTTTATATTCATAATTAGGATATGCTTCTTTGTAGGTGGTCAAGGCGGTCTTGTTCAGCATCATGAAACCAGTTCCAATCTCAAGAACTTCAACTGGTTTGAAAATCTCAATCTCACCACGGCTTGCTGGATTGAAAACAAAATCTCCACCAAAGTCTGCTAGTTTAGCAGGTGAATCAAGGAAGCCATCCATCTTGGCAGCTTTGTCAACTCTTGGCCAGAGAATATGCTTTTTAGGATATAAACCTCCGATGATTGGATGCTCATCGTCTGAAAGATAGAGAAGGTGTAGAACATCACGAGGATCAAACACAACGTCAGCATCAATGAACATACCATGTGTAAATTCACTGATTTCAAAATAATGTGCTAGATAATTTCTGGCTCGTTGAATCAAACTTTCGTTCATGATGAACTTACATTGCAGCTTGATTCCGAAATAGGAACAGAGAGTGTTGAGGTCAATCAGGCGAGAAGCTGTTTCGGCAATCATTTGACCACCATAACACGGCATCATAATCATCAGTGATTTGCCTTCAAAATCTTTAGGCTCGAGTTGAGTTTTTAAATCAACATTAGTTGGTTGTTCAGGTTGTTCTGACATTTATAACTCCATAAAATAGTAAAAAATAAAGAGAATCATTCAATCTCATTTCTTTATTTAGTCTGTTTAAATTTCAATCCATATCCAAAATAAAAAACTACCCAAAGTGATTGGTATCAGAAATGCAATCGCAAGAAGTAGATTCCAAATTTTATCAAATTTTATATCTTTTGGATCTGCTATCCATTCTTCTTTGGGTAGTTTCATGATTATTCTCCTGAAAGATCTTTCATCAATCGGTCAAGAGTAGTGCCTTCATTATGAGTGATTGGTTTATCTAACTCAACTTGTTCATCTTCATGTGAATCTCTTGCACGAACAAGGTCACTATACTTTGAATTCAACCAGTTTCGCATATCACTTAACTCTTCTAAATCTGATTGTGAATTCGAATCATATGCTTGTTTCCAATTTTGTATTTCATCTGCTGATATTTGAATCAGTTCTTTTTTAATTTCATCACGTTCATCTGAGGTGGTAGATGAGGTAAACTGGTTGGCAACTTGTTCAAGAACTACATCGAAAGTCACCATATTTTCAGGTTCTACAGGCTGATGATTCGGATCTTGAATTGTCTCATCAAGTTTTTTGTAGAGTGAAACGAATGAATCACGGACTTCTTCATCAAATCGAGCAATTGCATATTGAAGAGCCTTTTCTTTGTCACCTAGAATTGAATAGATATCCAGGATGTGAAACAGACGTCGAGTGGTGATCATCTCATCAATCGCCTCATCTTTGTAGGACTTTCGAGTGACTTCTGCCCACTGACAAAGTTTCTCTGTGAACTTTGAATCTTCAACATCAATGTTGTGAACTTCAAGATACTTATCCAACATCTTGATTTCTTTTGCCTTTGTTGGATAATCATGCTCAATACACATTACAAATCGCTCAAGGAAAGCGGTATTCTGAATGTTTGTGCCGATGTAACGACCAGATTCAGAACCATTACCTTTTGTGTTATCTGTCGCAATGATGTTGAATCCTTTGGCAGGAATGATACGCTCACCCGTCTTCTTGATGAGGAATGGCTTGCCTTCAAGAATACCCTGGAGACACAACATTCTCGCAGGATTTCCCGCAAAGATTTCATCAAGCAGTACAACACCACCAACCTTAGCGGCTTCAACGAGAGGTGAATCTTCCCATACAGTCTCACCATTCACAAGATTGTAGTGACCAAGAATGTCCATCTCATCTGTCTCAATGGTCACGTTCATACGATAGAAGTGCCGCTTGTTCTTGGCGCAGGCTTGTTCTACCATCTTTGTCTTACCATTACCAGAATCACCTGTGATAACAGTAGGGCAGAATTTCTTTGAAGCAATCACAGCATCAATCACACTGTAATCACCGAAGGGAACGAAACAAGGATCTTTCTCAGGAATGTATCCTTTTTGAATATCTTCTTTCGAGAGAATCTTGCGTTCTTGTCGAAACGGCACAACTTTAGTGGGTTGAGCAACTGGTTCAGGTGTTTCATTCTTTTCAGCCAACTCAAGATTGTAGACACCATAATCAACTTTTCTGGCGACACGAAGGATTTTATTGTGTTTCAATCCAAGTTCAGCCGCAGCTTGAACAATTTCTTTACGAGTGGCTACATCTTTATCGAGATATTCACGAACTTTCGCAACTTCAATACTCATAATTATTCTCCTTGGGAGTTGGTAAAAAAATCAGTTCTCAAACTGTTTCTTGATCATAGCAGAGATTTTCAGGAATGTCAAGAACTATTTTTTGTTTTTTCTCTTCTTTGACTTGCTTTTCTGAAATCACATCCACAACTCGAGTCGCCAAGAATTTTCTACGATTCTTTTGTGACACGTTCTTTTCAAGAGCAACAGCCAATTGTCTTGTAGTGAAAGTGCCTTTCGAATTTTCTTTCATATTATCAAAGGCATTTTCTTGTTTCTGCTCATTATCATCGTCATCCCAGCCATAGTAATAACTATTGTAGCGAGAATTACAAATTACATTTGTATTCACACAAAAGATTTGATCATAACCATTACGATTGATCACGGCAAAGCCATTCTTACGATAATCATTGATTACTTGTTCTGTTTCATCCAGTTCAGTGACATTGTAATAGCCTGACAAATATCGTCGAAGAGCAGTTGACTTATAGGTCAAAAGTTCAATACAAATTACATTCGCACCAGTTTCTTCTTTGAGAAGTGCAGCTAATCGTCGAGTAAATTCACGATTGCTATTATTCACATAACTGTTGAATTTTCTTGTCATCAAATCATTGATACAAACTACACGATTTGATTGTCTCAGACGGCAATAAAATTTTGATTCATCGCCACGATAACTATAACGGCTTTGAGAGCCATTGAGATAAAAGGCATCAAGAACCTCATCCCAATTACCTTTTTGTCTTCTCAATTCAGGCTTTCCCCAAGTGTTCAAAACTTCAGTGAATTCTGCAGTTGCTTTGAGTGTATTTGGTTCTTTTCGAGTTGCCATCATTTGCATACCATCACTGTCACCATCCGTAATTACAATCAGATTCATTACATCAACAACCATATTCTGTTTCAAATCTGGTAGAATATAATTCATCAAAATCAAACCATCATTGAGTGGTGTGGAACCCAATTCAAAAATATCACTCAAGACCATTACATGATCTGTACCATCATAGTCATAGCGACCAATCTTATTTTCTTTTCTTCTTTTATCGAGTCTCGCCGCATATTTTTCAAATTCAAGAATTCCCATTCTTGTTTGATGAACGTTCAAAAATGAATAAGCAACGTAATACAGATTGCGAAGTTGCTCTTCATAATTTGATTTTGTTGAATCAATCAATTCAACCAATTTGAATTTAGGATTCAATCTCATGCTATCAATATCAACACCGTGAGTACAGATACCTATTTGCTCTGTCGCATCATAAGTATCTGTTGCGTCTGTTGAAAAAGCATATGCTACAAAAGGAACTTGAATGCTTTTACAAAAGATTACATTGACAATCAATTGAAGAATCGCATTGGTCATAATGTTGTTCATGGAACCAGACCAGTCAAGCAACAAGGCAAAGCCATGATTCTTTTCTTCTGTTGTCACTGCTTTGTTCAAAAACAGATTTGATTCATACTTGTAGTGAACTAACTTATGAAGATCAAGATTTCCTGTTTTGGATTCTTTTGTTCTTCGAAAATCTTCAGCGGCTTTCTTTCTCATGAATTCACGAACCATATGAGCAATCACAGGCGCCATTTCGACACGATGTTCACTCATGAATTTTTCAAATTCTTCAATTTTTGTTGAACTGACTAAAGAAATACTTTTACGAATCTGATCAGTGACAAGTGAATTCGGAACAACAAAATCTTTCCAGTTGAGATAGCGAGAGAGATTTGCGTTAAGAATGTTTGCAAACTTATCTTCATTACTACTTTTCATTCTCTCTTGATTTTTTTCCCATTCTGTATCTGTTTGAGCAGAATTCTTTTCTTCAAAATCTGGCTGAAGTCCATTATTGATGGCTTCTTTAATGACCTCTTTTGCTTTCTGTTCATTGTGTTCTTCGAGAGCTTCTTGTAACTTCTCAAAAGATTCTTCATCAAGCATGTTCTCAAGGTCTTCCATTGACAGATGTTCAGTTTCTCCACCATCACCTTCATAATCATCATATTCATCACTATCAACAAACTCAACATCCTCCCAATTGACCTTGGCCTTTTCGAGAACTTCTTTTGCGTAGTTTTCCTTCAGATGTTCTAACAGGTCAACAGCATTATCATAAACTTCTTCAAAGGTTTTATTTTGTGCTGCTCGGTCTACCCAGTACTGCTCTTCTTCGGTGAATTCACAATCAAAATAATAATCACCTTTGAAATATAGATTCATTCGATCGAGCAAACTTGTTCCATTCATATCATCTTCGAAATGAATACCGAAAAGATTTGAATTCACAAGCTCATAAAAGCCACGAATGAAGGTAGATTTTGCGCCAGGAAACTTTTCTTTCATGGCATCTTCAATTCTTTTATCTTCAAGAATATTCAGAATGTTACGAAAGACTGTTTCGTATTCTTTTGCTTTTTCATGGGTGCCAAACTTGGGTGTGTGAAGGGCATGACTTGCCTCATGTAGCATCAGCAATTCACGGGATGCAATTGGTAGAGTTAGAATCCATTGAGGGAAGACCATGGATCTTGTTTCTGGATTAAAATAAGCCGTGCTGGCATTCTTAATACTAATGTTGATATTCTCGGCAGCAAACAGTTTGGCCAGAACATCACTGTATATTTCACTCATTCGGTTCTCCTGTAAAGAATTACGAGATATGAGAATAGTATATCAGAGAGAATCTAAAATGTCAAGACTTTTTTAAAAAAATTTTAATTCTTTTACTTTTTCGTCCAAAAAACAACTCTTCAAGAAGAGAGACCGAAAGTGGGAAATCCGGTATTTCGATTTTTGGAAGCTTTCCTGCGATGAGCAATTGGTCAATGATTTGATATTGCTCATCAATTTCAAACATCTCACGTCTCAGATGAGGGGGATATATCTGATAATTATCATAATCTATTTTCTGATGCATTTATAGTTTATCTGAACTCGTTCGGTCAAACCGATTTGTTCTTTTGTTAAACTTTTGAAGTGTAACTGATTTAAACTCACCGAGAGAAACTTGCTTACTATTTGAACAGTAATCTTTTAGTTCTTGTTCGTTTTCAAAAACAAACAAATCATTTCCTTTTTTTCTAAGTATCATAACATGCTCTTAATTTCTTTGTAAATTTCATTATCGCTTGTCATACGACAAACATAGAATACTTTTTTTGAAACAGGATCTGTAACAGTCTGTCTTTTATCGACAACAAAATCAGGCATTTGTTTTTTTCGAACACCTTTTTCTGAGGCACAAAAAGCAGACCATTGAGGTGTACTGGGTAAAAAATCTGTAGTGTTAATTTTCTGCGACATGTTCTTCTTTCAACGTATATTTTTCAACAATTTCAAGTTTATATTGGTCTGGTATATTATCTTCTAAATGAACATAATATACTTTCCGAATGACTTCACAAAGTTCATAAGCTAATTCATCTCTCTTAACAGGATGTCGATCTCCAGCAGCATTGATTGTCCAACCATGTCGCTGAAGAAAATCAAGATAAAGTTTATAACCTTCCAAATATTCAATTTCTTTTTTTGATAATAAAGAACTATCTGATTCTTTTAGTGAATCAAGATATTTTGAATATCCATGTTCTCGATCTTTTTCAAGTAATTCAGGATCAATTTCATCAATTGATTTTCCAAACATTCTCATAATATTTTGACATGCTGTTTCAAGAATATTTAGAACTTCTCTTCGCAGATTATTACTATCTTCTAAAATCTCTTCGTTGATTGGACCTGTAAATCTACCTTCATGTTTCAATAAAAAATCATTTAACAAATCATCTGTCTTGAGTCTCATTTGCCGAACTAAATTATGCTCTAAGTTAAGAGTGTGTGGAACTTCAGCGGCTCTTCTTTTGGCGAGGTCAAGACTGGATAAGGCCATTTTGATTATTCAGTATCAAGGTCTAAATCATCAAGTTCTTCAAGTTCTTCTTCAGTTAAATTATTGAAATCAATTTGATTTAACTTTCTTGAATTCTTTGAACCTTTTTGTGGATCTTTAAATTTATCTCTTTTCATTTCAGTGATAAATTTTTTGTAAGATTTTTTCTGTTCTTGTTTCTTTCGGTATTGCTTATCACGCATATATAATTTTTTCTCCTTCTTCGTAAAAAAACAAAATGTCTTCCGATTTTACTCGAAAGACATTTTAACACATCTTGACATAACTGTCAAGTTATATTATCTTGGATCTGGTGTATCAGGTTTTACCATTTCAATTGTAGCACCAATGATTGATTCAGTATGTCCTGCGGGGAATCGTGTAGAATCCATAGTTGTTAAATCTCCTGCCAAGAAGGTCAATGCAGTAGTTTGATAAGATCTTCCACGGTCATCTTTTACTGTACTTGGTGTGAAGGTTGAACTACTTCCTTGAATCGAGAAATTTGTAATTTGAACTGCTACTTCTCCTGGATCAGCATTGAATGTTGGTAAATCAAAAGTAACTTGACCGACTTTTGTCACTTCAGTTGGACTATGAGCAATACTTACACTTATATCTGTTGGTAAAGCTGTTGAGTCAGTTTTTGTCAATGGATTTCCTTGAGTATCTGTTTTATGAACCCATGTGTAAGAAATTCGAAAACTTACGTCAGTTAGACCAGTTCCTTGGTCAAAATATAATACTTCAGGGAAACTCACATTAATTGAATACCTTCGACGGCTTCTTCGTGTGAAACCTAAGCTACTTCGTTGTAAATAAAACTTTACAGGTGTGACTGTTCCTGCCGTATTAACGTCCAAGATTTCAGATAGTCCTGGAATTGCCAGAATAACTTCTGTTTCCATATTTGAATATCTTTCATTTTCATGCTGCGGAGAACGATATTCCCATCCACGCATTGTAGCAAACGTTCTTGCCTTTTGAGATGGTGTCAACCAGTCTGGTTTTTGTGCAAGTTTTTCTAAAAATGCTGCTGAATATGCCATTGTTATTTCCTTTTTCTTTTATTATGTTTATGCACTTTTTTTCTCGCCATCTTGAGAGCAAGTTTGCCGACATAATCAGTAAAAACAACACCATTCAAATGATCTAATTCATGCAAAAAACCTCTCGCATAATAATCTTTTAACTCTATAGTATTTAGCTTACCTGTTGTGTCTTGATATTTTACACAAATTTCTTTTGGTCTATTTATATTTAGAAACAATTCAGGAAAACTCAGACATCCTTCCATTTCAACAATTGTTTTTTCTTCATTTGCTAAAAGTAATTCTGGATTATACATCACTTGAAACTTACCCTCTTCAATGTAAATTCCAAATACACGATAAGGCATTGACAATTGAACACCCGCAACACCAAACGCATTTGCCTTTGAAACATAATCATGAATACCTTTCGCCAAATCATCAGGATTACATTGAGGTTGTTCAAAGTTAAAAGGTATTGATTTCTGACGGAGATAATCTAAGTTGTCTTCAGTCACAAGTTGAAAGTCCATTAGTATCCTTTCTGAATTTTCTTTTGATATATTTTCCAATAAACACTTTCTTCACTATACTCAATACCCACACCATTACAAGCATCTCGAAGAACTGGTATAATTGAAAACAAAAACTTCATAAAACGAAACAGTCGAGCGTGATATGATTTCAAATCACGATTACAGAACACAATTGGATTTGCATCAAGAAAGCCTCTTGGTCCTCGCCATTCGAGAGTTCCTGTCTGATGTATATGAAACAATCCTCGTTTTCTTTTTGTTGAAAGTTTCTTTGAATCGTTATCGATAGTTTTTTTCAGATATTCATATTCATCAAGCATACCTTTTGTATCTGACCAAAAACTATGTGACATTTTTTCATTTTCAAATATCAGAAATGATTCATATTTTTTTGTTTCAACAAGATAAGCCAACATCATTGCAGATGTGTATAAGGCATTTTGAGTGTTCAACTTTTCATCCACTCTTTTCACATGAAGATGAAGTGAACATGTATCATTTGTTACCAAACCTTCATAGTATAAGTCTTCAAAAAACTTGCGAACTTTGAGAATGTTTCTTGGTGTAATTGTTACACATTTTGTGTTGATCTCAAATGGTATGATTTCTTCTTCTTCGTAAATGTCTTCATCTTCGTATATGCTCACTTCATACATATCATCGTCAATTACAATCGATGAATCACCAGTCCAAAAAACAATGCCAAATTCTTGCGCTTTTTGTTTGATATATTTGTAATTTGAGTTTAGAGCCATTCCTTCAATTTCAAAACCAACATCCAAATTGGACATCAACATCATAAAAGATTCTCCTCAATCATTGAAAATCCTGTGTTGCGAGAAACATGCAGATTACGGTCAAACTTATCTTGTAATCCATCTGTTCGGTGAGAAATCACAAAGAAGTTTGTTCCTTTCATATCATTCAATAAGTGAACTAATTCTTGTTGTAAAAATTGGTCAGCAGCACCATCCATCACTTCATCCATAATCAATAGATTTGTTTTCATCTTTGCTCGTTTGGCTGCCAGATTTCGCCAACTGAACATCATGGCTAAGTCAACTCTTAGTTTCTCTCCTTCACTCAATGAAAAATAACTGAATTTATGTCCTGAAAAGTTTGTGATATTTTCATCAAAGGTAGATTCAAGTTCAAAGTTCAATTTCAAACCAAATCGTTTCAGATATCCGCTCATGTTTTGATTCAACAATTTCAAATACTTATTCATAATTGTAGCTTTGATGCCTGTATCTTTTAACAAAAATGAACAATTCTTTTGAACATCCACTTCTTCTGCTAACTCAAGATTTCTTTTGTTCAGAATCTCAATCTCCTCTTCAAGGTCAGAGATTTCTTTTTTTGTTCGATCAATCTTTGTTTCATCCAGGCTGGCAGGATTTTGTAGAATCTCAATTTTTTCAATACGACTTGAAATCTTATATTGAATGTTATCCAGTTCTGTTTCAAGTTCTCTCTTGTATATTTTCTTCTTTCTTTTCTCAGAGTTTTCTTCTTCGATCAAGGTTTGTTTTTTCTTCAGTTCACTGACACGAATCAATAATTTCTCAACACCATCTCTTTTCTCCATCATTTTTGATTTCAAAGTTTCGATCTGAGAATTACGAAAGTCTTCAGCAATTTCTTGATGACAGGTAGGACATTCAGAATTATCTAAGAAAAAATCATAGGTTTTCTTTTGACTCTCAACACCATACATAATTTTATTCTTAACTTTTTCAAACTTCTTGATTTCTTTTTCAATGTCCTCTGTGCTGACTTCTTCTTCGATCATAATTTCATCTTTTTCTTTGTCCTTTTCTTCCCATAGTTCAACATAACTACGAATCTCTGCCTTGATTTCACGAACCTTTTCTTCATCAATTGTTGAAACATTCACATTCGAAAGAGCCTCTAGATGTTCTCTCTTTGAATTCAGCAACTCTTCTTTAAGAAACAATTGATTTTCAGTGGTTTGAAGTTCAGCTTTTGTCTCAGCAACTTCAGTCTTTAAATGATCAGACATCTTTGTGAAGACATGTAGATTCAAAATATCATCGACAATCAATCGTCTTTCTTGTGGCTTCAATCTCATGAAAGGCACATAGTTTGCTGAACCAAGAACTACAATTTGCTGAAAGGTTTGATAGGAGAAATTGAGAACAGTTTTCTCAAACTCTGTCTGCTGGTCTTTTGCTGATGAAAGAATATCCAGTTTATTTCCATCACGATAGATCTCAAAGACATTTGGCTTGATACCTCGTCGAACAAGATAACTCACATTGTTTTTGCGAAAGGTCAACTCAACAAGACAATCTTTACCATTATACATGTTGGTCAATTGAGGCTTGTTGATTGAGCGAAAGGCTCTGCCGAACAATGCGAATGTCACAGTGTCAAGAATCGCTGAGGATTTGCCTGAAAAGTTTGTGCCAGTGACCAATGTTGATTTATAGGCATTGAGTTGAATTTCAGTAGGATGCGCCCCGAATGAGAGAAAGTTTGAGAAGCGCACTTTTTCGAATTGAATCTGCATATTATATCACCTCTGAGGAAAATGTCAAGAGAAAATTTCATTATATTGATTTGATACTCGAATCATTGTAGCACACTTTGGTAAATTTTTCAAGTTTTGAGCGCCAATATATGTGCAAGCACTTCGTAATCC